CTAACGGCGTCGTGGTGCATACCCATAAACACGGCGGCGTTAAGTTCGGTACTGACACATCAGGAGGCCCGGCGTGATGTATCTCGGCATGAACCGCGACACCGGCAAAGCGATTACCGATATTGATCACATTCGCCAGAGCGTCAGCGATATCCTGTTAACCCCGGAGGGCAGCCGCCTTGCGCGCCGTGAATACGGCTCCATGCTTTCCGCGCTCATCGATCAGCCGCAGAACGGCGTCACCCGTATGCAGGTCATGGCGGCTACCTACACCGCACTGAGCCGATGGGAACCGCGCATCAGACTGATTTCAGTGAATTTCACAACGGCCTATGACGGTTCAATGGCCGTTGAGATAAACGCACAGCGTGCCGACGGCTCGCCGCTGGCAATGACCATCCCAACGGGGGTAAACCGTGGCAGTGATTGACTTATCGCAGCTTCCCGCGCCGGAAGTCATTGAGGTGCCGGACTTTGAAACGCTGCTGGCCGAACGTAAAGAAAACCTGATTGCGCTGTATCCGGCAGATGAACAGGCCGCCATGCGCAGCGTGCTGGCGCTGGAATCCGATCCGCTGGTCAAGTGCCTGCAGGAAAACGTCTACCGCGAAATCCTGTTGCGCCAGCGTATCAACGAGGCCGCGCAGGCGGTCATGGTGGCCTATGCGCTCGGCACCGATCTGGACCAGCTGGCGGCCAACAACAACGTTAAGCGCCTGACCATCAGCCCGGCCAACCCCGATGCCGTGCCGCCGGTTGCCGCAGTTATGGAGTCTGACGACGATTTACGCCTGCGTGTGCCGGGGGCATTTGAGGGGCTGAGCGTGGCCGGGCCGACGGCGGCTTATGAGTCTTACGCCAAAAGTGCCGACGGGCGCGTGTCCGACGTCTCGGCAACGAGTCCGGCACCGGCGGAAGTGCTGATTACTGTACTGAGCCGTGAAAACAGCGGGGCGGCAACGGATGATTTACTGAATGCAGTGAACGCCGCTTTAAATGCCGAAACCGTGCGCCCGGTGGCTGACCGCGTGACGGTGCAGGCCGCAACGATATTCGATTATCAGGTGAAAGCCACGCTGCACCTGTTTGACGGCGTGGCCGCCGCCCCGTGTCTGGAGGCGGCACAGGCCGCAATGGCCGCTTACCTGACCGACCAGAAAAAGCTGGGCCGCAGCGTGCGGCGCGAGTCTTACGGGGCGGTGCTGCGCGTGGCGGGCGTGGACTGGGTGGAAATCACCGAACCGGCGCAGGACATCATCCTGGACCGCACGCAGGCGGGCAACTGCACAGCGGTGGCGGTCACGGTTGCCAGCGATAACGGAGGCAAATGATGAACCAGAGCCTGTTACCGCCCGCGTCCTCGGCGCTTGAGCGCAGGCTGGCCGAGGCGTGCAGCGGCATCAGCGGGCTGGACGTCCCGCTGCGCGACCTGTGGAACCCTGCCGCCTGTCCGGTGTGGTTTCTGCCTTATCTCGCCTGGTCATTCTCGGTTGACCGTTGGGACGAGGCCTGGGCGGAAAGCGTCAAGCGGCGCGTGGTGATGGATGCGTTTTACATCCATCAGCACAAGGGCACCATCAGCGCCGTGCGTCGCGTGGTGGAGCCGTTCGGCTTCCTGATCCGCGTGCTGGAGTGGTGGAAAACCGGCGAAGCGCCCGGCACGTTTCGCCTGGATATTGGCGTACAGGATCAGGGTATCACCGAGGAAACCTATTCAGAGCTTGAGCGGCTGATCAGTGATGCCAAGCCCTGCAGCCGTCATCTGCTGGAGATGTCGATAAACCTGCAGGTCACGGGCGAAACCCGCATTGCGGCGGGCAGCTACGACGGTGATGCGATGACCGTCTACCCCTACACCCCGGAAAACATTTCCGTCGCGGGCGGGCTTTACAGCGGCGCGGCGGTTCACGTTACTGACATGATGGAAATCAGACCATGAGCCAGAAATATTACGCCATAGTGACCAACCTCGGTGCGGACAAGATTGCCAACGCCGCCGCGCTCGGCACAAAACTGAGTATCACGCAGATGGCCGTGGGCGACGGTGGCGGCACGCTGCCGACGCCAAACGCCAGCCAGACCCGGTTGATTAACGAAAAGCGGCGCGCGGCCATCAACACGCTGAGCATCGATCCGGCCAACGCCAGCCAGGTGATTGCCGAGCAGGTGATACCCGAAACCGAGGGCGGTTTCTGGATCAGGGAAATGGGCCTGTTTGACGCTGACGGCACGCTGATTGCGGTCTGCAACACGCCGGAAACCTACAAGCCCGCGCTGCAGGAGGGGAGCGGGCGCACGCAGACTGTGCGCATGATCCTGATTGTGAACAGCACTGACGCCATTACGCTGAAAATTGACCCGTCGGTGGTGCTGGCGACACGTCAGTATACGGATGACAAAGCGCTGGAGGTACGCCAGTACGCCGACGGCCTGATGGATGCGCACCTGAAAGCGACAAACCCACACCCGCAGTACGCGCCGGTTAACAGCCCGACGCTGACCGGCACCCCGAAAGCGCCCACGGCGGCACCCGGCACTAATAACACGCAACTGGCAAATACGGCCTTTGTGCAGGCGGCACTGGCGGCGCTGGCAGGTGGTGCGCCCGAAGCGCTGGACACGCTCAAAGAGCTGGCCGACGCGCTGGGCGGTGATGCGAATTTTTCCACCACGGTGCTGAACAGGCTGGCCGGAAAAATGGACATTGCAAAAAACGGCAGCGACATTGCCAGCGTGTCCGCATTCCTGAAAAACATCGGGCTGGGAAAGGTGACATTCAGCAGTTCGGATTTTGTTCGTATTCCCGACCAGCCCGGCGGGCTGTTGATCCAGTGGGTAAACATTAACGTGCCGGACGGATCGGACGGCTCCAACAACAGTGCCATTAACTTTACGTGGAAAACGGCAATGTCACGGCCTTATGCCATCATCGCAGGGATTAGCGGCGCGGTTGCTAACCGCACGGCAAACGCAGAATTCAGCGGCGCAGCAGGCGGAAAGCTGGTTGTGAAAAATCAGGGCACCGGTGTTGCGACCAGCGCCTACGTCATTGCCATCGGTCAGGAGTAGCCCTTATGAATGCTTATTTTGTCCCGTCACTTTGCGGTTTTATTGATGCGCGCTTTAAAGATGACGGCTCATACCCGGTATGGCCGCAGGATGCCACGCTTATCACCGAGGCGGAGGCGTCAGAGTTCCAGGGTAAAGCCGCGCCCGCCGGGAAAGTGCTGGGCGCTGTAGCGGGCCGACCGGCATGGGTGGATTTACCGGCACCCACAAAAGCGGAGGCTGTATCAGCGGCTGCCGGTCAGAAACAGCGCCTTACCGAGTCGGCGATGCAGTCGGTGGCTGTGCTGCAGCTGAAACTGCAGGCGGGGCGAAAACTAAGTGCCGCCGAGAGTCAGCGCTTAAACGCAGTGCTGGACTTTATCGACTGTGTGAGCGAAATCAGTGAGGCGGACGCACCTGACATCAGCTGGCCGGTCATGCCGGAATAATTCAGAGGTCAGTTTCGGGCCTTTTTCCTTTGTGTCATTCGCCAGACAATAGCCGCAGGGTGCGCCCGCGCCCCATCCCTTACACCATAGCGGAACCCCTTAACCGGAGATCCGTTACATGGCACAGGACTATCATCACGGCGTGCGCGTTATTGAAGTTAACGAAGGCACCCGAACCATTACCACCGTCAGCACGGCCATCATCGGGATGGTCTGCACCGGCGACGACGCCGACGCGGCAACGTTCCCGCTGAACCGTCCCGTTTTACTCACCGACATTCTTACCGCCAGCGGCAAGGCGGGCGCAACCGGCACGCTCGCCGCATCACTTGACGCCATCGCCGACCAGGCGAAACCGCTGGTTGTGGTGGTGCGCGTGGCGCAGGGCGCAACTGAGGCGGAAACCTCGGCCAACATCATCGGCGGCGTGACAGATGACGGGATGCGCACCGGTATGCAGGCCCTGCTGGCTGCGCAGACCGTTTGTGGCGTAAAACCGCGCATCCTCGGCGTGCCGGGGCATGACACCAAAGCAGTCGCAACCGCGCTGCTGAGCGTGGCGCAGAGCCTGAAAGCCTTTGCGTATATTGCGGCATACGGCTGCAAAACCGTGTCCGAGGTCATCGCGTACCGCAACAATTTCAGCCAGCGCGAAGGGATGCTCATCTGGCCTGATTTCATCAGCTTTGACACCGTGCTGAAAGCCGATGCGACGGCGTATGCCACCGCCCGCGCGCTCGGCCTGCGCGCCAAAATTGACGAAACGACCGGCTGGCACAAGTCCCTGTCCAACGTCGGCGTGAACGGCGTCACCGGCATTTCTAAAGACGTGTCGTGGGATTTGCAGGACCCGGCAACCGATGCGGGCCTGCTGAACCAGAACGACGTTACCACGCTGATCCGTAAAGACGGCTTCCGATTCTGGGGTTCGCGCTGCCTGAGTGATGACCCGCTCTTTCAGTTCGAAACCTACACCCGCACGGCGCAGGTGCTGGCCGACACGATGGCCGAGGCGCAGATGTGGGCCGTTGACGGGCCGCTCAATCCGTCGCTTGCCCGCGACATTATCGAAGGCATCAACGCGAAGCTGCGCAGCCTGGTGAATCAGGGCTATCTCATCGGTGCAAGCTGCTGGCTGGATGAGTCGGTCAACACCAAAGAGACGCTCAAGGCCGGGCAGCTGTTTATCGACTACGACTACACGCCGGTGCCGCCGCTGGAAAACCTGATGCTGCGCCAGCGCATCACTGACCAGTACCTGGTCAACTTCGCC